GATGGTAGCAAATATGCAGACATTGCAGGATACATCTATAAGATTGAACGAACGTATCAAATCGGGCAGTTCATTGAACTCTACTTGAGTAAAACTAAGATTAGAAAGAGTGACATCATTGATTACGCTTGATGAACTTGGAGTAGCTATATCTGAAATAGTAGAAGAGTATGCTGAAGAGATAATTGGAAAACTTGAAAGACGACTTGATGAAACTGCTCTGGAAATCGTGAAGTATATCAGTACTCATGCACCAAGAAGTGGTGGTTCCAAACCATTTGCAGATTCATTCGTTGCAGAACCTCAAGGTAATGGAATCAACAAGACGATTGTTATCTTCTCAAATGAAAAAGGAAAACTGACACATTTACTAGAATTCGGTTTTACACACCGTAGTGGTAAGTATGTAGGACCTAGACCATTTATGCGTCCAGCGTTTGATTTGCTTACTCCTAAAATGCTACAAGATATAAAATCAATTATTGAAAAAGGTGATGATTAATGCAAGAGAAACTAGAAGCTTTATATGACACACTCAATTCTGTTTTACCAGGTAAAGTGTCATATGGAACAAGAGAAGGGCTAGAAAATGATACAAATTATATCATCTACCAAGAACTTAGTAATCGTTCAATTGTGTATGCTGATGATAGAGTTGTTGCAAAGGTAGCTACATTTCAAGTCAGTTTGATCACTGAAAAGAAGAACTTAGGATTAGAAGAACAGTTAGAAGCATCCCTATATTTTATGGGATATGAATTTGAATTATTATCTGAATTTGTCAATGAAGACAGTTCAGTTAACAGAGTATATGAAATCAAACAGGAGGTATTTTAAATGAGTAATAAAGTCACATTTGGTTTAACAAACGTACACTATGCACTCGCAACTCAAGCAGAAGATGGTAGTTGGACCTTTGCTACACCTAAACGTTTAGAAGGTGCACAGGAGATTACAACCGAAGCCATCGGTGGAAGCACACAAGTGTATGCTGATGATAAGGTGATCGCAACTCTAGTGTCTAACTCGGGAACAACAGTTACCTTAAAATTCACTGAGATTGATGATGTGTTTAAAAAAGACATCTTTGGAGTTTTAGAGGATACAAATGGAAATCTTGTAGAGGTAGTAAATGGCGAAACAAAGACATTTGCGTTAGGATATGAAATTCAAGGAGATATCAAAGCAAGACGTATATGGTATTTCTTATGTACAGCGACACCTTCAGGAGATGCAAGTAAATCAAAAGCTGATTCTATTGAAGCAAATTCAATTACATTGAACATTACAGCTAGACCTATTGAATCTGGAAACAATCTAATTTTAAGAGTCATAGCGGGTGTGGGAGATACGAACTATGCAGCATTCCTAACTACAGCACCAGCACTACCAACGTTTATTTAAGGAGATAATCTAACATGGAAAAAACACTTAAACTTGGTGATAAGGATTATCGCCTTCATTCATCGTTATTTACAATTATTGACTATCGTAATGTGTTCTCAACTGAACTATTTAGCGATATCAAGAAACTAGAAAAGTCAAACATCAAAAAAGAGGATGATTTATCAACAGTTATTGATACAATCTTCCGAATCATCTATGTGTTACATCGACCTTTCAGTAAACAATCATACAACGACTTTTTGATGTCGTTGGATTTTTCTATTTTAAGTAATCAAAACGAACTTGAAAATCTGACGAATACGATTGGTGAAATGCTCGGAACGTTTCAAAAAGGATCCACACCCAAGCCACCAACAAAGAAATGACGAAGTAAATGTAACTGCTAATATCATCTTCAATCTCGCACACTTGGGTATTTCAGTTGAAGATACGAAAACTTTCGATCTAGATACTTATTTTGAAATAGTAGAACTTGAGTTGAATGTGATTAATGGGAAACAATCCATCAAAAGAGCTACGCAAAAAGATATAGATAAATTCTTATTATAGGAGGTAAGCATTAATGGCAGAGACTGTTAAAGGATTAAATATTAAACTAACCCTTGATGGTAAGGATTTAGAAAATGAATTAAATGGAATCAAGAAAGATTTAAAAGAGCAAAATAAAGATTTACGTGCGATTAATACAAACCTTCGTTATGATAGTACAAATTTAGATTTATGGAAACAAAAACAGTCCAAACTAAACGATATATTAGTCCAAACAAAAAAGAAACTTGAAACACAGAATCAGGAACTCGAGCACGCTAAAAAAGCTGTTCAAGTTGGTGATATGAGTCAAGAGGAATTTAATAAACTAAAACGAAATGTCCAATACACCGAAGCTGAAATAGCAAAGATGAATGGACAGTTAGAAAAAACATCAGATAAAATCAAACAATTGAGTAATGCTAACTTCGAAAAGATAGGTAAACTTGGTTCAACATTAACGAAAAGTGTAACGGTACCTATTTTAGGTGCCGTTTCTGCTTTAACAGCCTTTTCTATAAAGACTGCTTATACTGCAGATGAGATTGGCGATACTGCTCAAAAACTAGGTTTATCGGCTGAACAGTTTCAAGAATGGAATCATGTCGCAACCATTATGGGTACTTCAACAGAATCCATGTCTAAAGCTTTCATGAAGGTAAATGGAATCCTTGGAGATATTGCTACTGGTAATGGCGATAAGGTTGCTGATAATTTGGCACTTATTGGTCTGACGATTGATGACTTGAAAGGGAAAAATGCTGATGAAGCATTCGAACTAATTAGAAATGCTTTAGGAAATGTAGCGGATGAATCAGTACGTGTTGGTGTGGCTAATGAGTTCTTCGGTGAGAAAATAGGTACTGAAGTATTACCGATTTTGTCAAGTGAAACAGAAGCTATAAATGGACTTCGAGAAGAAGCAAGAGAGCTTGGTATTGTTACGAATGAACAAGCCTCACAAGCAGGAGAGTTTACTGATGCACTAGATCGTACGAAACAAGCAGTGTCTAGTTTGGGTGTTGACTTAGCAAGTACGCTATTACCAGTTATCCAGGAGTTGATTATTAAAGTAAGAGATAATGTAATCCCTACATTAAAAGACTGGATTGATAAGTGGGATAACATGGATTCAGGAACCAAGAAAATCATTGCAACTTTAACTGGACTTGTAGCTGCAATAGGGCCAGTGTTATCTGTTGTTGGTAAAGTTGGACCACTCCTCAATGCTGGATCAATGGCACTTAAAGCTGTGGGAACTTCTGGAATATTTGCAGGTGTTGGAATTAATGCAGCTACATTAGGAATTGGTGCATTGATTGCCATTTTAGCAATGGCACTATTTCAAAGTGAAGAATTCAAAGCATTACTTGGAAGACTCATGGAAACGTTCATGCAGTTACTTCCACCTATCTTAGCGATTGTCGATAGTTTAATGACTGCCTTACAACCAATCCTAGATGTAATCATCGATTTGGTTGTTATGTTAGTTGATCTTTTAGTTCCAATACTTGATGTTATTCTCATGCCACTCATCACACAAATTCAAATGTTCGCTGGTATTTTAGAAGCTTTAGCACCCTTGATTACCGTTGTAGGTGAAGTATTAAATGCAATATTAGTTCCAGCAATCAATGTACTTAAAACAGTACTAGAACCAGTGCTCAAAGTAGTACAGAAGATTGTAGAATTTATCCAAAAAATATTCGAGTGGATTGGAGACCTACCTTCAAAGATTGGTGATTTTGGTGGTAAAGTTAAAGATACTTTTTCAAACGTAACTGAAGGAATTTCAAACATTGCAAACAAAGTAACTGATGGTATTAGTAATTTTGCGTCTAATGCTGCTGATAAAGTGAGTGGGTTCTTTGGTGGAATTGGTGATTTCTTTGCTGATACATTTAACTTAAAAGGATCTAGCACAGTCAATAATTCAAACTCTAATACATCAACAAGCAATACAAACAACATCACGATAAATACAACATCACCAACCTTTGATGTAGATTCCATCAATAAGGCATTAGGAGGTAGCGTGATATGATCAGACAATTTTATCTAGAAAATGAATACGGCGATATCTATTACTTTAATCATAAAAATCAAACACTTATCTCTCAGGTGAGTGGGCTAGGCTTTTCACTAGATTTGAAGTACTTAGAATATAGCCGTTTCTATTCTCGTTCAGAATATAATATTCCACTATCGGAGATTTCAGAAACATTAATCTTTCTAAATGGATATCAAGGATATAAGTCTTTCGTGGATTTTATCAGTAAAAGTAATAAAGAGTATAAACTTCATTATCAAAATGATGCTTTTAGTGCTTACTGTTATGTTGATATTGCTAGCTTATCAAAAGCAGAATTAGTTGCAAGTACGATTCAAAGTAATATTGTCTTTAAGAAGTTATCACTGTGGTTGAAAGAAAAATCGTATGAGATTATCGCTAATGGATCATCCAGTGGGAAAGTTTATCCTTACGCTTATCCATATTATTATTCAAGTTCTTATGAGGGAAAAGTATTTATAAGAAATGAAGGATTAAATGATGCACCGATTGTGATTGAAATGATAGGTAGTGTTCTTGATCCAGAAGTACTGATAAAGAAGAATGGAGAAGTGGTATCTGTATTACGCTTGTATTTAACTGCAGACGATATAACCATTACCATCAACTCTATTCCAAGCAAACAAGAAATGGTGATGGATGAATCAGGCGTTGTTACTGACATATATGGTTTACAAGACTTTGAAGAAGACAATTTTATCTTCCTTGATCATGGGGATTATGAAATTGAATTCAAACCAGGCGTCGCTACAGAATCGATTTGTAGAGTAACCATACTAGAAGGTTATTTAGGTATATAGGATATGAAACTATTATTTCTAGATCGTAGTACACTGCAGTATAGAGATAACGCATACGTCAGTAACCAGTTTGAACTCGCTCTTGATATGGTACTTATTAAAAGATCAACATTCAAAGTTAATAAAACAAACATTAACTGTAACATTGGAGATATTGTTGTTCTTAAAAATGAAGTCTATTCATATATAGGAATCTTGGAAAGTATCGAACTAAATGATGATTATACTACGAACATAAAGTCTCTCGATATCAGGGAGATTTTTAATTTAGATATACCAGCAACAAGTTTTACTGGTGACCTTGCAGATTACCTTTATCAAATTATCACTGACTATTTCAAGAACAATTCAGATCAAAAACAGAACCTATCCTATTTGACTGTAAGCAAAGAAACAAGTATATCAGGAAGTCTTAGTTTTGAAACAGATAACATCATCAATATGTCAAAGATTTTTGAACTTGTTTCAAAAGGATATGGCATCAGCTTTAACACTGATGTTACATATCTTCGAGGTCGAATTACAGGTATTATCTTTAGAATTGTTAGTGTGAATCAAGGCATGGTCATTAAGAGTGATTTTTCATCTATCTTGAATGTAGAAACCAATGATTCAAACAGTCAACTTGTCAATAAAATCGTTTATTATCCAAGAAGCGATAATCAAATCTATCTATCAATCAAGACATATTATTTACTAACAACTGGAGAAATCACAGAAGATGGTACATCAGATAATAGATACACAAGTGTCATGGCTAAGAGTTATATCTATACCGATAATGATTATGAAACATTAGAAACCAAAGCAAGAAGTAATATGGTAACATCTAAACTTGATCACAATATCACATTTACAATTGACATGAAAAACAAGGTATTTATCTTATTTAATAATATTCATCTTGGTGATTATGTCTCTTTTATTCATAAAGGGAAAACATATGAATCAGTGATTACTGGAATCACATTTAAAGATTCACTCAATTATGCACTGATTACGTTAGGAGAATATCGTGTGAAGCTAACAGAAAAAATTCAACTGCTCAGTAAAAATACAAGTAGTGGTTCAACAAGTAATATCACAATTACCAATACAGATATCGATGGAGGTGAGTTCTGATGGGATTACAGAAAATAACATTTGAAGGTGGTAATGTCACATCAAAGATGGATTCCGATTTATATCATTTTCTATTTTCAAGTGATGTTGGAATTTTAAAAGGATTAAAAAGTGAATGCGGCTATACATTAGCCAATAATACCATTACATTTAGTGATGGTTATGCTTCAGTGTATGGAAGAATCATCTATCTTGAAAATCAGACAACGATTGGAGTAACACCAGATTCAAGCAAATATGGATATGTTGTCTTGGGTGTTAATACTTCTGACAACTCAATCAGTTTATATTTAAAAGAACAAACTGGAAGCTACCCATCATTAACAGTAACTAATCTTCTAACAACAGATGGACTATATGAAATTGCCTTATGTGCTTATACAAAGACGACAACATCAGTTACTTTAACGAGCTATTCAAGAAAACTTATCAGTAATGACAGAACCAAAGTGGATGATCTTGACGATGAAATATTAAGCCGTTATTTACCAAAGAGAAGAACATTGACTCTAGTAACGGCTGGTACTTATCGTTTTTCTGGTACAAGTTCAGTTGAACTAAGAGATTCAATTATCTATGTGACAATTAATAATCATACTGTAGTCACATTTCCTGGTGAACAGATGTTCTTATTTGTAGGATCAAATACTTCGATTTCATATCGATATGCATCAAGTGATTATTCTCTTAGTGTTGTATATCAAGATGGAATTGTCACGTTGACAACTGGAAACACAACACACAATATAACAAGTGTGTTTACGAAAAAATAGGAGGAATTTAAATGGCTACAATTCAAATAAAGAGAAGAGCAACTGCAGGAACTGGACCATTAACCGGAACGATAGGAACTGTCAAAGCTGGAGAACCACAAGTTGATTTTAGTGGTGAACATTTATATATAGCAAAAGCAGACAAAGTGGCAAGTGTATCAGTACCACTCGCTGAATCAGATTACTTAAAAATACCAGGAGTTTCTAAAATTGATGATCAAATTGATACAAAAATAACTGCACTCAACTTAGGAACTGCATCAACAAAGAACACAGGGACTGGAAGTGGGAATGTACCTATTCTTGATGCAAGTGGGAAATTGGCAGATAGTGTAGTTCCAAAAATCGCTATGACAAACACATATGTTGTTGCAAGTCAGACAGCTATGCTTGCTTTATCAAACGCACAGGAAGGTGACGTTGCAGTTAGAACCGACTTAAATAAATCATTTATCTTAAAGGCATCACCTTACTCAACGCTTGCTAACTGGCAAGAACT